TCAGGGAGCGTCGGGAAACCGGTAGAGCCCGCTGATCCGGCTCGCCCATCCGGGCGTCAGGTTGGCCTCGACCACACCCAGATGCTCCTGGGCATGGACGAAGCGCGTCGTCGATATCATGATGCCGCAGTGGCGCGGCTCGGCCATGCCGCCCAGGCGGAACAGCACCACCTGCCCCGCGTTCGGGCTGCCGGTCTCGACGAGAAGAAAGCGTTCCGCCGCCTCGCGCAGGGCCGCGGAATGTCCCTCGCCCCGCCAGTCGGCTCGATAGGTCGGCACCGCCACCGGCTCCCCGCCATAAAGCGTGCGCCACACGCCGCGCAGCAGCCCCAGGCAATCGCACCCAGCGCCCAGCGTCGAGGCGCGATGCCGATAGGGTGTACCGAGCCAGGCGCGCGCCGCAATCACCACATCATCGGCGCTCAAGGCACCACCGCCCGGCCGTCCATGGCGTCGCCCTGACGAGGATGGCGCAATACATAGTCGCTGCCCGGAATGTGCGGAAAGCCGCGGAAATTGACCTCATTGCCGAAGCGCGCCTTGCAGGTGGCAAAGCGCCGGTCGCACCCTACCGTCACGCTGAGCAGGTCGCCCGGCATCACCCATTCGCCGACGCGGCGGGAAAAACCCAGCACGTCGCCTTCGGGATCGCGCCGATGCGTCAGCACCGGATCGGCGAGACCCTGCCGCTTGCCGACCAGCCAGCGTCCCACGCCAAAGCCGAACCAGCCCTCGTCGAACCCGCCCAGCCCGCTGACGCGCAGTTGAAAATCATCGACAATCGCCGTGACGGTGGCCGTTCCGACATGGGCTGGCAGCTCGAGGTTAACGCCACAACGACTATCGCCGATCAGCGCATCGCAAAGCCCGTGGTAGACCCGGCCTCGCGTCACGTTCAGCGCTTGTTGGGGGGAACGCAGCTCGGCGCGAAACACGCCGTCCTCGCGCACGATCTCGCCGATCGTATCGACCCGAAGTCGCAGGCGCTGATCCGGGTCCGCCCAGTTCACCAGCCAGGTTTCGATCTCTGCCCCGTCATAGCGACCGAGCAGGATGTCGTCCTCGCTGATCGCGGCGCTGTCGAGGATGCCCAGGACTTCCCCGGTATCCACCTGTTGTCCCAGCCGAGAGGGCATCTCGCTTCCGTCCAGCCCACAAGCCGGCTGGCATGGCGTTCCCTCGAGCGCGATCGTCCCGTCGTGCTCGGTAAAGCCCAGCACGAGGCCATCGGTGCGGATCACCCGCCAGCATCGGGCCGTGGTGGTTGTGTCCTGGTCCAGATGCGCGGCAAGCCCCTCCGGGAGCGTTCTCATGGCAGGATCTCCACCAGCGGAATACTAGGGGCTTCGGCGCCGTCGAACGTATTGAGCTCGATATCGAGCCGGTCGCTGTCGAAGCGCACCGGCACGTCGAAGAGAAACCCGGCCGTTACCGTTGCGCCCATCGCCGGAGCCGTAGCAAAGCCGACGACACCGGTCGTCACGTCCACCGTCCAGCCGCCCAGAGCCTCAACCCCGTTGACCGCGACGCGGACGCTGCCGGCCACCGGCTTGGCAATCGGCCGCCGATAGGGGTCGAAAGCCGCGCCATAGGTCTTGGTCAGCTGAAACAGCGTGCGCGCACCATCCCCGGCACCGATCCACTGATCGGTCGGCAGCGGCACGCCTGCGCCAGACGAAAAATCCAGCCCGTCACGCCACAGAAAGCCATGCAGCCGGCCGCGCCGCTCCTCGAAAAAGGCCAGCACGGCCTGCATATCGGCCCGCGATTTGACGCCATACCCCGCATTGTAGCGTCGCCGCGAATGAGCCCAGCGCCCGTTGCGCTTCTCCCCGCCGCCAACCAATGTCGTTACGTCCGTGCGCCGCTCCGGCCCGCCCCGCGCGCCCAGCGCGACATCGAGCGGGAACCGCGTGTGATGAAATGCCATTTTCTGGTTCCTTGAAGACACCCCCGCCCAGCCTTCCCCTGAGGAAGGGGTAGGAGCGGGCTGGTGGTTCACAGTCGTCGCAGCACACTGGATAGGTCCCTCCCCCTCCTTCAGGGGAGGTTAGGTGGGGGTCGCCTTAACTCCCCCGCGCTCCGCGCTTGACCGCCCGCAGCAGCATCGCGCTCAGCTCCGCTTCGCTGGCCGCAAAACTGCGTGCATCGTTCGCCGTAACGTTGAAGGTCACGTGCACCGCGCCGCCACCACCGCCGGCCACCCCCAGCCGGCCATCCGGTCCGCGCTGCAGCGGCATGATCGCTTCCGGCCCGGCCTCGCCGGCAAGGCCAAGACCCTTGCCGAGCGGAAAATAACTGGGGCTCGCGATCACGCCGCCCTTGGCAAAGGGCGTCACCCCGCCCAGCGCCGGGTTGGTCGCGGCGAAAATATTCTCCACCAGCCCTCCGATCATCGTGCCCAGGGGCTTGAACGCCGCCTTGAGCGCGATATCGGCAAAAGCCCGCCCGATATCGGACAGAACCGAGCGGAACGACTTGCCGTCCATCACTGCGCCGCGGAAGGCCCGGCTCACCGAACTGGCCACGCCGTCCGCCAGGTCGCTGATACGCTTGAATTCGGTCGAGACGTCGCTCAGCTCGCTGCGAAAATCCTCGCCGAAGAGATCACCGGCCATCGGGAAACAGCTCCATCATCGCATCGAGATCGCGCCGGTCCAGCGGTCCGGTCCGATCGCCCATCACCGCACTCCAGGCCGAGGCCAGTTCGCGCGGCGTCATCGACCAGAAATCGCGCGGCGGCAGGCGCAGCACGCCCAGTCCGAAGCGCATGGCTTCCTTCCAGGGAAACGGTGTCATGCGAGGTCTCCGAAGGTTGCGTGCAGCAGCCGCACGGCAATCTCCGCCGCGCCGCGCAGACCGCCCTCCACGCTCATCCGCGCCAGGTCGTCGTCGCTCACGTCATGGCCACCGCCGCGAAGTCCGGCGCCCAGGATCGCCGTCAGATCCCGCGCCGAAATGCGCCCTTCCCCGAACCGCTCCGCCAGGCCCGCGAGATCCCCCGCCCCCAGCCGCGCCTCAAGCTCGGCCAGCGCCCCCAGCGTCAGGCACAGCGTTCTCTTCTCGCCCCCGATCTCGGCGGCGATTTCACCACGATGCATGTTTGTCATCTTTTCTCTCGACTAGGACAGGCCGAGCCTGTCGGCCTAAACCGCGGTAAACGTCACTTCCCCGGCGCTCTCCAGTGCCAGGTCGAAGCTCACTTCCCCGGCATGGTCGGCCGAAAACTCCAGCGCCACGATCTGGAACGGTCCCTGCACGATGCCGAAATGGGGCAGGATCAACTGCCAGTTGCGAATGGTGCCGGCAAAGAACAGGGAGCGCACCTGGGCGTCCGAGGTCACGTCCTTGAAGACCCCCGACCCCGACACGGAAGCCCGCTTCACCCCGCCCCCGGCCAGCAATTCGCGCCAGCGACCGGCGCTTTCCTGGTCCGTCGTATCGACACTGGCCGCATTGAAGCTCAGGCTGCGCGAGCGCAGCCCCGCCACTGTCAGAAAACTCCCCGACCCAGTCTGGTCGAGTTTCAAAAGCATATCCTTGCCACTCTGGGCTGCCATCGATCTATCCCCGCTCTCGGTTTCCCCTCGCCCCTTGTGGGAGAGGGACAGATTTTCTGCGTTCATCAGAAAATCAGGGTGAGGGGCTTCTTGCCGTGCCGAAGGCAACTTCGCTTGCACAGCGAAGTTAGGGAAGAAGGCCATGAGAGCGCTGCTCGAATGGCGTGCTGAAGCCTGGGCAAAACCCCTCATCCGGCCCTACGGGCCACCTTCTCCCACAAGGGGAGAAGGGAAGATTGTCGTGTTACTCACTCAAGAACCGCAGCATCACCGCGGCCCGTGCCTGGCCCGTCGCCGTGTCGATGGCCGTCTCGGTCCGCATGTGCTCGGCATGGGTCACCACCAGCCCCACCGGAACCAGCGTCCCCGTCCCCACCGCCACCACACGCTGGGCGATATCCAGCGCCGCCTTGCGGCTGGGCTGGTCGCTCCAGCAATGGAGCAGCACCCGGTGTTCCTGCATCGGTGCGGCATCGCCGTCGGCCTGGCGCATATCGTGCCGGTCGATCACCACATAGGGCGCAGGCCGGTCGCGCGGTGGCGCGTCGAACACGCATCCGGGCCCGATCAGCGCCACGAGGGACGCATCGGCCAGGAGGGCATTCACCAGAGCGGCCTGCAATCGTGCAATCGGATGCATCGCCTACCCCGTGAAGCTGGTTTCGCTGCAGGCGCAGCTGAGATAGGCCCGGCGACCGTTGATATCGGCCGTGCTCACCACGTCGAGGTTGCGTCCGCGATAGACAATGCGGTCGCCCGGTGAGACGTCGATGCGAAACCGCATGACGATGCTATGCGAGATCGCCACCATCCGGCCGTCGGCATTGGTGCCCTGCCGGCCCGACAGGCTGCGGACCCGCGCCCAGAGATTGGTCACCGGCACATAGATCCGCGTATGCCCGCCGCCGCCGTCGTCCGCGCTTTCGCGGCGCTTGAACTGCACCCGATCGGTCAGAGTGCCGATAGGCGGGATCTTTTCGCCGCTCACAACCGCACCCGCCTGTAGGGCGCCAGCGCCCGATCAAAGCCCGAGGGCACGACAGCGCCCGAGCCGGCCACGATCACCGCGTCCCGGTGCTCATGCCAATGCGCCACAAGGCCCAGCACGGCCTGTCGCAGGTCGGCCGGCACATCCTGCGGTTCGGTTCCGAAGCCTGCGACATAGTCGATCTCGAGCCCCTGCCGTGCCTGCAGCACCGGCATGCCCACGACCACGCGGGGCACGATCAAGCGATCCGGTTCGGACAGGAATTGAGCCAGCGCAATATCATGGCTCCCGCCATGATCGTCGACGGCACTGATCGCCGTCACGGAGACGAGCGGCGCCACCGGCAGTTTCACCACTCCACCGTCAGGCCAGTCATCGAGCACGATGCGCCAGCTCTGCGCCAGCAGCGCCTTGCCGGTCACACCCTCGACATGCAGCCGCGCCGCGCCGATCAGCGTCGTGATCAGCCCGTCCTCCGCCGTGTCGTCGACCTTGAGAAAAGCCTTGGCCTCGGCAAGCGAAACCGGCTCCTCGGCGGGTCCCGCCAGGAGATAAGCAGTCATGTTGATGTTCCTTGTTGGGTGTTGCACCCCCACCCGGCCTCCCCCTGAAGAGGGGGGAGGAGAAGAGGCGGAAGCCGTGGGGTTCAGCAAACTCGATCTGTCCCTCCCCCTACTTCAGGGGGAGGTTAGGTGGGGGTCTTCCTCAGCTCGCGCCGAATTTCAGCAGCTTGATCGCGTCAAAATCCGCAATGCCGCCGCCCACGCGCTTGGTGGTGTAGAACAGCACATAGGGTTTCGAGCTGAACGGGTCGCGCAGCACCGAAACGCCCTGACGGTCGACCACGAGATAGCCGCGCCTGAAGTCGCCAAAGGCGATGGAGAAGCTGTTGGCGCCGATATTGGGCATGTCCTCGGCTTCGACCAGCGGAAAGCCCATGAAGCTGGCCTTGCCATCGGCGGCTGCCGCGGGCTGCCAGAGGTAATTGCCGTCAGCGTCCTTGAGCTTGCGCAGCGCCCCTTGGGTCTTGCGGTTCATTACCCAGGTGGCGTTCTGGCGATAGCCGGCCTTGAGCGCATAGACGAGGTCGATGAGGATATCGCTCGAATTGCTGGCCGGCAGCGCCCCCGACAGACCCGTTGCAAGGTAACCCAGATTGCCCCAGCTCCAGCTTGCCTCTGCCACCTTGGTACCGCTGAGGAAGCCGCTCGGCTTGTTGACGCCGTCGCCGGTCACGAAGGCCGTGGTCTCCTGGGCTGCAAACGCCGCGTTGACCTCGTCGGCGATCCACTGGCCCACATCCACCGCGGCATCGTCGAGAAAGGCCGTGGTCGCCGCCGGCATGGCGTAGAGCTCCGTCGTCGGATAGCTCAGCTCGGCCAGCGTCTGACTGTTGGTGGTGGGACGGCTTGCCGTCTCGCCGACCCAGCCGGTTTGCGGACCACTGACGGTGATCGGACGCTTATAGACGGAGCCTGACACCTGCCGTACGCCGGCAATGGCGCGGATGGGCGAGATATGCGTCATCAGCCGGGTGATCTCGCTCTCGACCTCGGCCGGCACGACGAAACCGCCATCTGCGTTGACGCCGATCTGCAGCGCCTTTTCCTCGCCGCGCTTCACATAGGCGGAGAAGGCGTCCTTGTATTCGCCATCGGGCAGATTGCCGCTCTTGCCCTCGATAGCCGGGCGGGCGCGTTCGGCGGCCAGCCGGTCCATCGCCGCCTTGTGGCCGTCGATCACCCGGTTGAGGCGTTCGAGCTTGCCCTCGAGCAGGCCGTCGGCGCTGCCGCGCTTCTCGATTTCGCCGAGGCGCTGGTCGTTGGTCGCCTTGAACTCCTCGAATGCGCTCGAAAATTCGGCGAAGAGCGCGGCAATATCGCCCCCTGCGCCGGCCTTGGTTTCAAGGCCGTCGTCGATCCGATCCATGTCGGTGTCCTTCTATCGGTTGCGGATGGTTCTGATGGCAGCGGCTATGGCCGCGCCGGCCGAGAGGGGGGAGGCGATGCGCGCGTCCTCCATCATCGGAAAGGTGACGATCGAGACCTCGTAGAGGTCGATCTCGTGCAAGAGGCGGTTGCCGTCGCGGCGGCTGGCTTTGACGGTGCGGAAGCCGATGGACAATCCATCGAGCGCACCATCTTGGATCAGGCGTTTGAGCGCGTCCGAGCGCGGCACGCCCGGCACCAGGCGCCCGGTCACGAAGAGCCCGTGGCTGTCCTCGGCAAGGCTGTCCCAGATGCCGACCGGCTCCTTGGGATCATGCTGGAACAGCAGCCGAATGCGCCCCCGCCGGCGCGTGAGGCTCTTGGCGAACGCCCCAGGCAAGACTATGTCGCCGCCGCTGTCGAGCCTGTTGAAGACGCTCGCATAGCCGGCAAACCGCCCCTCGGCATCGATGGAAATCGAGCCCATCAGCGCTTGCCCCCGCCACTGCGCGGCTTGGGCATGCTGCGCTGCTTGTCCGCCAGCGTGCCCGCAAGGTTCCAGGCAAACTGCCGGAACGTCTGCTGCGCGCTTTCGCGATTCTGCTTGTCCGCCATGGGCTTAGTCCTCCTTCCGGAAAAGCCGATTCAACGCGGCGATCTCCCGCACGAAGTCGTTGAAGTGTTGATTCACCTTGGCCATTTCCCTCAAGGCCCACACGAGCAAAGCGCTCGAACTGGTCGCCCAGAGGAACAGCGCCAGATGCGCCAGGTCCCCCCGCTCGACGATGGTTGTGGTCAGCGTGTCCATCGCGATCACTCCCGATCGGTTCCCAAGCCCACCATCTCCCGCTTCTCCGCGTCGGTGAGAAAATCCGCTGCACCCACCCGCGCCCAAAGCGTCGCGCGATCCTCGGCCAGCGCCTCGACGCCCTCGAAATCGGGCACTACCGTTGCGCCGTCGAAGGCTGGTCCCAGCCATTCGCTCAGCTCCTGGCTCACGCGCATGATCAGCGGCACCAGCGTCTGGCGCCACAGGGCCCTGTTTGCTTCGGCGAGGTTGGCATAGGTATTGTCGCCCGGAATGCCGAGCAGCATCGGCGGCACCCCGAAGGCGAGGGCTATGTCCCGCGCCGCCGCGTGCCTCGCCTCGATGAAGTCCATGTCCTTGGGGCTGAGCGCGATCGCCTTCCAGTCCAGTCCGCCATCGAGCACCATCGGCCTTCCGGCATTGGCGGCGCCGGAAAACTGGGCTTCCATCTCGTCCTTGAGGCGGGCGAACTGCTCGTCTGTGAGGCTCCCCGCCCCGGCCGAATAGACCAGCGCGCCGCTCGGCCGCGCCGCATTGTCGAGCAGCGCCTTGTTCCACTCCGCCGAGGCATTGTGGATGTCGAGGCTGGTCTGGGCTGCCTCCAGCGGCGCCATGCCGTAATGGTCGTCCATCGGGTGGAACAGCGCCATATGCAGCACGCCGGGGATGGGCAGCGCCTCCTGGCTGATCCGCGTCGCCCTGCCCCCGGCCTTGTAGTCATAGGCCACCGGCCAGCCATCGCGGCCAGCGACAACGCTCATCCGATCGGGCCGCAGGATGAACAATGTCCGCACCGTTCCCTCGACGATGCCCGCCTGCAGATAGGCATTGCCCGCCGTCTGCAGATAGGCGTAGACCGCCTCGAGCAGTTCCCCGCCCGATTGCCGTCCATTGGGCCGCGACAGCAGCAGTGCCAGGGGATGATCGCTCATCCGCCTGCCATCCACCTCGACCGCCAGCGGGACGCGATTGGCCGCCTCGGCAATCAGCCTTATGCAGCGATAGACCACCGGATTGCGCATGAAGCCCTGGTTGACGAGGCTCGCATAGCCCCGCCCGCTCCACTGCGCCGGCCCCAGCTGGCTCAGTGTCAGCATGGTATGGCCGGCAAAACTCTTGGCTTCTGAAGGCGCGTTCGTTCGCCCGCCAAACAGGCGGTTCAGAAAGTTGGGCATTCTTGATGTCCTCGATAGCTGCACCCCACCCGACCTCGCCCTGAAGAAGGGGGAGGCTAGGTGGGGGGCCTACAAACCCCGCACCCGCGGCCGCTGCTCGTTCAGCACCAGTTCCGTCAGCGCCCAGACCAGTGCATCCACCCGGTCGGGCGAATGTCCGTCGGCCTTACCGTCAGGCCCAAAGGCACACAATTCGTCTTCCAGCGCCGTCAGCCCGGCCACATGGCGCACCAGTCCACGCGCATAGAGCGCCGCAACCGGTTCGGCCCTCACCCATTTGCCCCGGCTGGCCCGCACCTCACGCACCGGAACCGAAGCATCCACCTGCGACAGCAGCTGCTGCACCAGGTCCCCGCCCTGGTTCACCTCGACCACGATGCAGTCGGCCTCATGCGCCCGGTACGCCGCAACGGCCCGCCGCGCCCACACATCAGGCATGATGCCCCTGAGCGTCGCGTCCTCGAGCACCACAGCGCCCTCGCCCTGCCGGCCCGCCACGATGATGCCGCAGGCATCCGAGCGGACCGTGCCGGTCACCGGCGGATCGACGGCGACGACGACACGACCATCCACCGCGGCTTCCGGCGGGCGGAACATCGCCCTTTGCCATAGCGCGTCGATGCGGTCCTCGATCAGTTCGCCATCGAGTTCCTGCCGCCCGAGCACGCTGTCCTTGTAGCGCTCGACCACAGCGGCCAGGAACACGTCGGCCAGGTGCTTGTTCACCTTGGTCGCTGCCCGGCTGGTCACCGTCTGCTCGTCCGCCATCAGCCGCTTGATCAGGCGGGTGGCGCGCGGCGTCGTCGTCACCAGCTGACGCGGCCGGGCGCCGAGACGCAGTCCGAACTGCAGCATGTCGAAGGCCTCTTCGGCCTTTTTCCACTTGCCTGTCTCGTCACACCAGGCAGCCGCGAATTGCGGCCCACGAAATCGCTCCGGGTCCGATGCGGGCAAGACATGCGCCTCGACCCCATTGGGCCAAACCAGCACGTTCCCGCTCACTTTGGGCTGCTCGTCCGGCGCGCAGACCCGCAACACGCCGCTTTCGCCGCGCACCATCACGGCTTCCGCCTCGGTCATGGTCTCGCCGACCAGGGCAATCGGTCCGATCCCCTGCGCTGCCAGCATGCGCACCCATTCGGCGCCCGCGCGCGTCTTGCCGGCGCCGCGCCCGCCCAGCAGCAGCCAGGTGGTCCAGTCGCCTGCCGGCGGCAACTGGTGCGGCATGGCCCATATCGGCCAGTTGAAGGCAATGCCGGTAAGCTCGCTGTCTTCCAGCTTGGCGGCACAATCGAGCAGGAACGACCGCATGGTCACCATGATCTCAGGCCAGGCCCTTGGTGATGGCGTTGATGCGCTCCTCGAGCTTGCGGCGCATCTCGCTCGCCTCGCCCCGGTTGCGGATCGTGCCGGCTTTGCCCCCCTCGGCGCGTTCGAGCGCAATCAGCTTGTCCAAGTCACGCACCAGGTCGCTCAGCACCTTGCTTTCGGCGCGGTTGCCCTTCTCCATTTCGCTCTCCACCATGTCGATCTGCCGTTCAACGAGGCCCATCAGCCGCGCGATCAGCAATTGCCGGTCCCGTCCCCCGGCGCTGCCGGGGCGCACCCATTTGGTGGCCCGGGGCCGGTTGGCCAGTTGCCCGCGCCGCAGCTTGTAGCGGTGGGCAATGCCGTTGCAGGTCAAAAGGCCCGCCTCGTAGTCCGACCGCACGGAAGCCCAGGCAACGACCTCGTTGTTCTTGTTCCGCTCGGGATCGAAACCGTCCAT